ACAAATGGGGCGGCAAGCATATGTCCAATTGTGCTTGCCCGGAATGTGGTTGGTACGGCGGCAATCATGCCTCCAATTGCCGGTGTCCAGAATGCGGGTGGTTTGGAGGGAAGCACGCTTCAAATTGTCGCTGCCAGGAATGTCACCATTTTGGAGGCGTTCACGCTTCCAATTGCCGGTGTGACGAATGCGGGCAATACGGCTAACTTAGCGCGCCGGCGGTCTCGAATTGCGTCTGTCTTTCTTCGGGTGGTGCGCAACTACGCCTTTCGTGTTTTGCGAAATAAGGTGGGTCGCTGGAGCAACCCACCCGAAGAACAGGTGAATATCGAAAAACAATTTCAGCCAGCGTCCTGCGAAGTCCGTCGCTTTGTTTGCGTCAGCTTCCATTTGATTCAGGGAGATGCGCTGCAAAATTTCTTTGGCCGGATCTTCTTCCGTAGGTCGAAAGCAGCGGATCGTGACTATTGCATCGTTGGCGGAGGCCGTTACGTCAATATAGCCGTGAGCCATTATGTGACGGTTTAATTGATGATCTTCCATTTCTTCAAACAAGAGGACGGCACGATCTCGGAAACGGAATAGGGGTCCATCCTCAACATCAAAAAGAGCACGGGCGTTCTTGATCCGCTTGCTAACTTTGCGAGGAAACTTGCTTGGCTCCGTGAAGTAGGGCTCCACATTTTCCATCGCCACCCAAAGGTTGCCGAGTAAATACTCGACCTGAGCGTATGAACCAACGAAGCGGCCTCGAATCTTATGGGCCCTCTCGATTGTCCGCTTTTGCTGAGCAGTGGTTGGGCGGTCTAACGAATGGTGCACTTTGTTACATCGATCTCTGGTTCTTGTGTTCGCGGGCCGCTGCATCAAATAATTTCGATTTCAATGCGACATATTGTCGCAAAATAGCCTGTTTATGGCGCGATTGTGTCAAATCGCAACAATGCCGCAATTAAATTAGCTGAATAATTTCAACTGCTTATCGAGAAGGGCAAAATAAAACAGCAATGAAATCAATAGCTTGCCCTAAAACATTTCTGGGGACCTATATTAGTAGGAGGGCAAAAAATCTCAAGCACCGGTGCGCCCTCCATGACGTTTGTGCCCAAGAACATAGGAGAGGAATTTTTCTCGCAGGGTTTTAGCGTCCGCCACCATATTTAGTACTTACAAGATGACGCCGGACTCAACCGGTGCAACTGGCCGGTAACAACCGGCCGCTCCTATCCCGGCACAGCCGGCAACAAAAACAAACCAGCCACGGCGCAACAGCCGTAAGCAACCGGGAATACCGGAACCACATGGCCGCTCTGGCCGCGCAATCCGCGCACCACATTCCCTGACCTGTTTGCCTGGCACCGCATGGTGACCGGGCTTTTCGCGTTTGTGCTCACGCGCAGACGTTTATCCGGCCGTCGCGACGGCCATCCGGGCTTTTGCCCATTCTACTCCTCAGGAGAACTACCCTTTGAATATCCATCAACTTCAGGAAACCCGCGCTTCGAAGATCGCCGCCATGCGAGAGCTTGGTGACAATCCCGACGCCACCAAGTTCGACGCTCTCGAGTCTGAGGTCCGTGAACTGGACAAGCAGATCAAGCGGGCCGCGACCTTGGCCGAGTTCGAGCGTCAGGCTGATGCCGCTCCCGACGCGAGTCAGGAACGTGAACTGCGCAGCTACTCGGTGGCGAAAGCCATCCGCGAAGCGTCGGCGGGCAACCTGACCGGTGTTGAACGTGAACAGCACGACGAGCTTTCCAAGGGCCGTGAGGTTCGTGGCGTCATGATCCCGACCGCCATGATCTTCGGTGAACAGCGCGCGATGACCGTTGGCGGTTCTGCCGGCAACACCGTCGCCACTGCGATGGGTGGTCTGATTGATCGTCTCCGTCCGACGCTTGCGGTTCAGGGCTTGGGCGCAACCGTCATCTCCGGTCTGGTCGGCAACCTCGATCTGCCGCGTCTGACCAGCGGTCCTACGGCTCATTGGGTCGCAGAAGATGGTAGCAGCACCGCTTCGGACTCCACGTTCGATAAGGTGTCTCTCGCTCCGAAGACCGTGACCGGCGAAATGTATCTCTCGCGCCGTCTCACGCTGCAGTCTGGCGTGGCGATCGAAAGCCTGTTGCGGAATGACCTTGCGTTCGTTCTGGCGCAGGCTCTTGACCGTGCTGCGGTCCAGGGTGGCGGCACCAATGAACCGGAAGGCATCTTGGAGCAGATCACCGCGAACGCTACCGCCAGCACCGTATTGTCGGATATCGCTGCGGACCTGATCGCGGCTCTGGAAATCGATGACGTGACTGGTAGCACGGGCTTCCTTACCTCGCCCAAGCTGTTGGCCACGGTTCGCAAGACCAAGGATGGAAACGGCCGGCTTATCCCCGCGTCGGAAATCTTCCACAGCGAGACGGTCGTTTCCAGCAACAACGTACCGAATGATGGAGGCTCGCCTGCGAAGGAGCATCTGATCTTCGGCGCGTGGTCCAACCTCGTGATCGGTTATTGGTCTGGCGTGGATATCCTCGCTAACCCGTACTCCGACGCATCGAAGGGCGGCCTCCGACTGCATGCCTTCCTCGATGCAGACGTTGCGATCCGTCATGACGAAGCTTTCTCTTGGAAGGCTGTCTAAACCGTGACGGCCGTTAGCCTTGAAGATGCGAAGGCCCACCTTCGCATCACCTTCAGCAGCGATGACGACTACATCGACGCGCTGATCGAGGCGGCGGAAGATTACGTGCAGGCGACGGGGGTGGGTTTCGACTCACCCCCACAGCCCGCGGTGATCCATGCCGTGAAGCTTCTTGTCAGTCATTGGTACCAGAACAGAGACGCGGCCGGCACAGAGCCGTCAACGCCGATCCAGTTTGGTGTCAATGCGCTCTTGGCTCCCTATCGCGAGGTCTCATTTTGAATCAGATCGAAACCCGAGCCGCACTTGAGGTGCGCGCTGAAGGCCGCAAGCTTGTCGGATACGCTGCGACCTTCAACAACGAAACGCGGATCGCAGACTTCACCGAAACGATTGCTCCGGGCGCATTTCAGCGCAGTCTTTCCGGCGGCACCGATATTCTCGCGCTTGTCGATCATGACAAGAGCCGCGTCCTGGCCCGCACCAAGAGCGGCACGCTGCGTCTGTCTGAAGATACACGCGGCCTGAAATTCGAGATTGACGTTCCTGACACTTCAGCCGGCCGGGATGTGCTTGCGCTTGCCGCACGTGGTGATCTGGGCGGCATGTCGTTCGGCTTCACCGTTGAGGATGGTGGCGACGAATGGCGCGGCGATAAGCGGACCTTGCGCAACGTCACCCTGCATGAGGTAAGCGTAGTGCAGAGCTGGCCCGCATATGACGGCACGATGGTGCAGGCCCGCGCACGTCAGACTCGATCGGCTGCGCAGCGTCGGATTGCGTTACTTGAACTGGAGTCCGCACGATGAACTGGTGGCCCTTCAAGAAACAAGAGCAGCGCATTGCTACATCGGATCCCTTCCTCGGTGAATTCCTTGGCTCGCGCTGGCAGGCGCGCGCCGATATCGAGAAGGCATCCGGCCATGCCGTAGCGCACGCTTGTATCGCTGCGGTTACCGGCAACCTCGCAGCCGTGCCGCTGAAACTATACAAGCACACTGCCGATGGTGGCCGCGACCCTGCAACGGATCACCCGCTCTATGAGGTCTTGCAGACGCAAGCCTCGCCAACCTTGACGGCATTCGAGGCGCGCGAGTGGTTGATTGCTTCCGTCTTGATGTATGGCAACGGCTTCGCCCGGATCGAGCGTAACGGTCGCGGTCAGGTTGTCGCCCTGCATCCGCTTATTTCGGGAACGGTGACGGTCGAGAAGCTGACCAACGGCCGGCTCCGCTATAAGCATGCAAAGCAGGACGGCGGCACAGAGACTTTCCTTCAAGAGGAAGTTCTGCATCTGCGATATCGAACGGCTGACGGCGTGCTCGGCATGTCTCCGATTCAGATCGCGGCGGCGACCTTTGGCCTGGCTCTATCGCAGCAAGACACGGCCGGTGCAGCAGCGGAGAATTCATTCCGGCCGGCAGGCGCTCTTGTGTTTCCCGAGAAGCTGTCGACCAAGGGCACTGGCGCCGGTAGCACTGACGATGTGATCACCAAGTTCAAGGAACGTTTCGTTGGCTCGCTCAAAGCCAATGAGGTCATGGTCCTTGACGGCGGCGCGAAGTTTGAGACCTTCAGCTTCAACAGCAAGGACTCGGAGTTCCTCGAAAGCCGGAAGCTGTCCAATATGGACATCTGCCGCGTGTTCTTGGTGCCGCCGTCTGTTGCGGGCATCACAGACAACAGCACGTATTCCAACGTCGGCGAGGAAAGCCGCGCATTGGTGACGCGCTGTCTTGCTCCGATGGCGAAGCGCATCGAGCAGGCCATGAACGTGGCGTTGCTCACGCCGGACTCGCGAAGGACGTTCTTTATCGAGCATGACCTGAACGGACTCACTCGCGGTGATCTTGCGCAGCGATATGGTGCCTATGCGATCGGCAGAAACAACGGTTGGCTCAACGTCGATGAAATCCGCAAGATGGAAAACATGAGCAAGGTGCCCGGTGGTGACACTTATGTCGTTCCGCTCAACGTAACCAGCCTTGCCGCTGCAAACGATAACCGCAACAAGGTCGAGGACGCGGCATGACCCAGGCCGGTGATCTTCGCGAAGAGATCGAACTACAAGCGCTGCGCACCGTCTCTGACGGTGCCGGCGGCACGATCCAGACTTGGGAGGTCGTCGCAGTCGCGCCGGCCCGGATCAAGGTGTTGAAGGCCGGCGAAACCGTAATGGCAGGCCGGCTTGCCTCAACGCAGACCTTGGTGGTGACGATCCGCAATCAGCCTGCCTTGGCCGATGCGGCCACGACGTGGAAGCTGCGGAACACCCGCACAAACAAAACCTACGAGATCAAATCAATCACGCCAGACGAGCGCGGCGCGTTCGTTGACATCCTGGCAGAGACTGGAGTCCTGTGATGAAGTGCGAAATCAATGGAATGACGTTCTTCAACAACGATGATGGGCGGCGCGACTATATCACGGTCGCTTTCGCTGAGGTGTATTACCCTGAACTGAAGTTGCGACTGTACGGCGTGCGGCTCACGCATTCGGATAAGGGATGGCGTGCGTTGCCGCCTATTGCGCACATACGCGGCGGCAAAAATTCGGCCATCTACTGGGGCGGCGGCTGCGAGCTGGCCGGTGCGGCCTGCGAAGTGATGCTTGAGATGTATCAGAAGATGGGAGGCAAGACGCCGGAAGCAGCGGCCAACAACGCTGCAGCGAAGCGGCGCATTGCGGCTCGCAAAGCCGAGCGGAAGTTCATCCCGCGCCATGAATTGGACGTGCCGGAAGGCGCGAGCAAGGAAGAGGTGCAGGCCGCTCTTGAGGCAGAGTCCGAGGCTCGCGGTGTTGAGTGCTACACTGAGGTGTTTGAGCGCACCAAGCCGGTGGACGCGGCCATGCCGATGAGCGAGATGGGCTTGAGCATTGATGCCGGCGTGGCCCGCACGTTGGGGATCGCGCAGTGATCCCCGCCAACGACAATCAGCCGCTCCGGCTGTTGCGTCTTAAGGACGTGGAGGCGATGGTCGGGCTGGGCCGTTCATCCATCTACCGGAAGATGGAGGAAGGGACTTTCCCCCGGCAACGCATGTTGTCACCATCGTGCGTCCGCTGGGTTGAGTCGGAAATCGTGGATTGGATAGCCGCCTTACCACGCGCCGCATAAACCGGGTACAAAGCCGGGTATTATTCGGATCGTTGTCTGTAAAATGACCGTACATTGAATGGCTTAGGCCAATTAGATGTACGGTCACCCCTTCCGCCAAACGTCGCCGATTGCCGCACAAACGAGCCGGCCATCTCTTTAATTATTAATAAGATAGCTCATTGTGAGGCTAGTCGGCCACGAGGCATGGTTCTCACGCTCCCGATCAGGCGGGATAGTCCTCCAGTACAATTTCTGACAATGCGCTACAGTCCGCTTGCTTCTGTTAGCGAACAGGCTTGGGCAAGACCGGATTGGGACCGAAAGGAGGCTGACCCCACTGAGTCATGCAAGCAGAAAGCAGCATTGCTGACAGCTCCTGCAACCAATGATGATCGGAAGGCTTCGACTAGGGCCCTCGCGTGGTTTAGCTGCTCGATCAGAAACCATGGGCGCTCCCTTTAAATCGGGGGGAGAAGTGACTTCGCTTACTTAATGGGCAATATTGCATCAGCGACATAGCATCAAATCGCGACCATGATCTTTTCCAGAGGATAGAGTGCAAATTTATACCATAGACGCGTTTTGGCGTCCTAGATTGCAGAAGGCAAAATCAGCCAGTCTGAGCCAGTTACCAGGCTGGTATGCGAATGTTGCAGCTTTGCCGATGTTTATCGAAGCGCCTTTGAGTCGAAGCGATAGTTTCGGCAGTGAGGATGAGCCCGACAAGAGCCCAGTACTCCTTGTTTCCGCGCCGGGAGCAGTTGGAAAATCGACCCTTGCGCGGCAAATCGCTTCCCTCACCGGTGCTGTCTATCTCGACCTCGCGCAAGCCGAACCCGTTGGAGGCAATACCCTATCCGGCGGCTTAGTGAAGACAGGGATACTTTCGGATTGGCAAGCCGATGCCGCCGGCTTGCTGATCGATGGCCTCGATGAGGCGAGGTTGAAGGTTACTCAGGAGGGCTTTGAAGCTTTCTTGGGCGATGTTGCCTTTATTTCACGAGATCGTTCAACGCCAACAGTGCTCTTTGGGCGAACCGGGGCGATCCAAGATGCTTGGCTCGTGCTTTCGGATAAGATACCTGTGACTGTCTTGGAAATCGGATATTATACACCGAGCGTTGCACTCGAATTTGCGAAGGCGCGCCTAGAAGCTGCGAAGCCGGAAAATCCGCACCGCGAAACAGGATATCGCGCCTTAGCGATTTTGTTAGATCGCTTGCGTGAGAACACGCATGAGGATGGCGACCGCTTTTCCGGATACGCGCCGGTTTTACAAGCCGTTGCAAATCACGTGGCGCTGGAGGCCAATCCAAGCACTCTGATCTCGCAGGCCGAAAAAGGAGAGCAGCCGGTTACTCTTCAAAACGTGGTCGAAGAGATATTGGCGCGCGAGCAGCAAAAGCTGCAGGGGCTCACGTTTGAGGACGCCAACTTGGCTTCCAAGCTCTACCAACCCGCGGAGCAGCTTCAGCGATTAGTTGCGCGCGTGTACAAGCGCCCCTCTCCCCCATTACCGGTAATGAATCCGAGGGATGCGCAAACCTATTCTACCGCCTTGGAAACTTGGGTTTCTGAGCATCCGTTCTTGGATGGCACCTCCCAGGCTGCATCAGCAGTGTTCGGCGCTGTTATCGCGGCAGCAGCGCTGCGCGACTCAGGCACCGCTGACGTGGCTTCCTCACAAGAATTGGCGAAAGGCGCGGCCGCAAATCCATTTCTTGCGGAGTTCTATTTTGGCGGCGAGAGCAGCCGTGATCTACCTCCTGAGCATGTTGGCATTATTTACACCTCTCTGCGCGCACGCCTCTCATTAGGAGATAGCGCGAGTTTGACCGTTGACGGCCTCGACGAAGGTGACGAGCTGGAACGGCTACGGGCCGAGGTGGAAATCAGCATTGCGCGCTTTGGTGATGAGCAGGTGCGCACCTTGCGTTTTCAGAGTGACCAGGCGGGAACGGTACGTTTAGGAAGCCATATCGAGGATGTCGACATCTCAGCACCTTTCGCAACCGTTGAGATCGGCGGAGCACGGGAGGCTGTGTTGGTTGCGCCGGTCAGCATTCACTGCCAAAAGCTAAAGTTTGCCGCCGAACGCATAATTGCCGAAAAATCGCCGAGCATGCCGGATAGCGCGGTCATGCTTGAAGCCGAAGAGGCTGAGACCGGCACAGTTAGGGCAGTTCCAGTTCTGAATGGACAGGTTGCTCTTTCTGTGGCGTGGTCTAATGCCGAAGCGTACCCTTGGACTAGTTTCCGCAGCTCTCCGACTGCCGTGAAAGACCCGCGAACGGATGAGGCTCTACGAAGATTTAGGAAGTTTGTGATTTCGTTCCGTTCACACTCAAAGGGTAGCCTCAAGCGCATTGCTGCAAAACTGGAGCATGAGCGTATGACCAAAGGAACTGGTCAGGCGGTACTCAGCCACATGATTTCGGCAGGCATACTGACGACAGACGGCTCGATGTATACGCTGCATCCTGACGCGTTGGCTGGGAAGACGGGGGCCTCTTACGCGTCAGCGATGGCGCGCGTTTTCTCTGAGCAGACCATAGCATTCGTTACCGAGGCAATTAGTCCGCTAGGGCGATAATCGCGAGCGCGTCAAATCGCTTACCGCAGAGACCCGGCGAATGAAAGCCCGTTACACTTTCAATAAGCTCGAGCGGACTTTCATCGATCATTTTTGGAGGGCTATGGAGCAAACGTAGTGCTCATCGGTATCTCGCATGTCCCGCCATATTTTCAGTGTAACTACTGCTATCGTTGGAAAAAAATATAGAGCCGGCCCAACGGTCGATCGCCATCACGCCGGCAACCGGCCGTACGCATTTCATGCTGGCCGTGGCGTACCGCCGCCCCGGCCGCCGTACCAACGAGGCCAATGCGGCATTCGCAAAGGCCGTGGCGCTGAGGCCCGGTGCGACAGCACTCAATATCGGGCCGTCGACCCGGAATGCCAGCCCGGTTTTCTCGACGCCAGCAAACGCGTGATGCAGGAGATTGTCGAGATGGGGTTGCCGGAAGGCTGACCGTGAACGGCGGCGCATTCACCTGGTCCCGACGAGCGCCGTGGCCGTCCGTGCCCGCTTCACGGCCTTCGCGGTTCAGATGGCAATCGGGCATTATCGGGTTGTCGCCCTGATCCAAATAGCCCCGTCGGAGCAGCCTACGCCGGAAACGCCCGTCCCCAGCCCCTCGCGACATTAACTGGTCATCCGACAATCGAAACGGCATCGGTCTGGCTATGGGCCAGCAGGGCATTGTTGTGCACAAGACACACTTATTGCGTTTATTGCTTGGAACCAC